AGTGACACCAGCTACCAAAGCTAGAAGGATAAGCGACCAGCCGATAACACACAGCCGGTTTGACTTAGGTTTGCGTAGATCTGCGCGCAACCCTTGCAAAGCAACATGCTCACTAGCAGGCTTAGGAGTCATCAGGTCGTTATCCCACACAGTGAGCGCCTTCTGGAAGAAAGCCTCATCAGTCAGGATTGCTCGCATCAACTCCGGTGGGAGCTTAGCCGCATGCTCCCTATACCAGGCCACAGTGTCAGCAAGCTCCTTGTCAGCCCCGTTCACAGCGGTAATCATGGTCTCTTGGAAGGCCACATCAATCTGCTTATATACGCCCATTGTTTCCACCCTTTCTATTGGACACTCTGAGTGTATAGCGCCACACACAAGAAAAGCAACATCAAATCTTACCGGCGTGTATAGTTGTGGCCATGATGCATCCATCAAGCTACGATCTACAAGACATGACCCTGCCACAGCTCGCTGACCTACGCGAATGGCAGCTGGAACGCCTAGCCAAAGTCACTAACAGTCTGCGCGAGCGTGTCCGAGAAGAGTATGAAGCAGGCACCAACATCAAACAGCTTGCCAAGAAAGCCGGTGTCACCAGGCGAACCATCTACGCCTGGCTGGGAGAATAAGGAAACCCCCCAGAGGTGGAGTCTGAGGGGTTTCACTTGAGAGAGGCACATGGCCTTGAGCTCAGTGTATCACTGGCAAGAATCACATTGGAGCAGGTCCATCGGATCGACTGGCACAGCGAAACCATCCACAACCTCACGCTCACTCACGATAAGTCCGCCTTATCGTAGGTCAGCACCGAGGTCAGCAACGACATCAGACCGGCCAGCAGTGACACTGAAGCAACCTGAATCCAGTCCACATCAAGGATGCCTGCACCGGCAACCAGCGCCGCCAACGCAACCTGAGCAACAGTTTTCACTGCACGCTCTAACGCAAAATCCCAATACTTCTTCCACTTATCCATCTTGATTCTCCTTCATCGATTTGTCCTCCCACACTGCAGCGAAACAGTATGAGGTCGTTATCAAAGTTACCAAAGCAACACCACCAGTTATCAGGTCGCTGGTTGCACTGTCGTTATTCATGAGCACTGCTACTGAACCGCTGAGAAGCATGAGTGAGCCGAGCGTGAACGCTGCGAAAATATATCTGCGCCGAATCTTCCATGACGGTTTCATGTGAGGATCGCCACCATCGGGCTGATGATTGCGGCCAAGAATCCAAAGACCCCGATGACCTGCCACATCCGTTGCTCTAGTTTGCGAATCCGCATCTCATGATCGTCAATCTTTGCTTCACTGTCAGGCAGTGAGTTTGCAATTTTCTCCAACAGGCGGCCCTGCCGTTGAACCTCCAAATAAATGTCCCTCATAGACACCTTCACGCCAGCAGTTTCAGGGTGCTCCTCGGTCACAGTGACCCCTCGTTTAGTTTGCGTTGAATCGTAGACCAAGTGCCACGCCCCCACACACCGTCAGCCGTCACACCGATACGGGTTTGCACAGCCTTCCTGGTGGGTAGGTCAAGTTTGCCGGTTTGGGGAGTGCCCACCCAAGCCTGAATCGCCTTGTAGGTCATTGCTCCGGCCACACCATCCACGCGCCCAGCATAGAACTTCTGCTCCTGCAACCATGTCTGCCATTGCTTCCAAGTTGCACGATCTTCACGCCCAGACACCTTCAATGTTGATGATGCGGAGTTTCCATTCAGGTAAGGCGTGGGATCCACATCGGTTCCCCAGTTGGCACGCTTCCGAACCTCAAAGTGAAGGTGAACTCCAGTGCTCGCCCCCGTAGTCCCCGAAGTGTAAATGAAAGCCCCAGCCTCCACCCGTTCACCCACGCGAAGCCCAGTCTTGTGCGCCCCATGATAGTAAGCCGTGTGAACTTCCCCATGATCAATAATCACAGTGTGACCGCCACCAGTACGCGAAAAGCCCACATGGGCGACAACACCAGGCGCTGCCGAAGTGACTGGGAAAGTACCGGCTATATCTAGTCCCCGATGTTTGACTTGCTTTCCTGAAATCGGGTGTTTGCGGATTCCGTAGCGCCCATTGGGATTGACAGTGAACCCGTCAGGCCAAGGCTTAGAGAGCCTCATCAGGCACCTCGGGAGCAGTAAACACATCAGTCACTGGGTCGTAACTGTAACCAACCCCAGGGTAGATGCCCCGAAAGTTCCCGTTATAAGAGCATTGAATGAAGTTTTCTGCAACCAACCCGTGAAGGTTAGCGAGGAACTCTTGCCCGAGCACCTCCTGCTCAACACCCTCTGAATCAGTAATCACCGGATTGGCGAGAACATGAACCCGTTGAACCACACCCTCAACCACATAAGCAAAATGAGCCATTAGACCAAAACCCTCACAATCACTAGACCGGAACCGCCAGCACCAGTGTTCCCTGTTTCAGAGCCTCCGCCACCACCACCAGTGCTTGCCGAGCCTGCGGTTGCGTTGTTGGCGTCAAAGTTTCCAGCCCCACCGCCACCGTTTCCGCCAGCTGAAGCAGGCGTGGTAGTGGAAGCACCACCGCCACCACCAGCGAACCAGCGCGTACCAGTTATGTCCTGACCGAGTGAAACAGCGTTACCCCAAGCAGAGAATGTTGACAGCCCGTTACCGCCATCGCCGCCGGTTGTTCCCACCCCGTTAGCGCCGACAGCACCAGCACCGCCACCACCACCACCACCCGAGGTTGATACGCCTGTCGAATTGCCACCGTTGTTTCCTTGTGTTGCCACGCCAAGACCGCCAGGGCCAGGGCCGGTTTGCCCTCCACCGCCACCACCAGAACCACCAACACCACCGTCAGCAGGCTGGTTACTATCAGACCCACCGCCTGAACCTGCGCCACCACCAACACCCAACACACCAAGACCAGTTAGGTAAGAATCACCGCCACGATTTCCATTTGCAGAGTTTGTTGTAACAGAAGCCCCACCAGCACCAACCTCAACTGTTGCTGTACCGGCGGCCACATAAAAGTTTTCTACCGAAAAAAGACCGCCAGCGCCACCGCCACCACCAGAACGGTTAGTCAAACCACGCCCACCAGAAGCCCCACCACCAAGCAACAAAACATCACAAAAACCGGCATCACTAAACGTAATCGAACCGTCACCAGTGAAAGCGTAATACTGATACCCACCAGCAGTGCCCAAAGTCGGTGAGCCCGTAGTAGCAGAAACCACAGCCGGATTAGGGGTTGTAGACAGTTCCTCCCACGCCGAACCGGAATAGTAGGTCAGAGAATCGGAGTCATTTAACCACGCGAACTGACCTTCCACCGGCGCAGTGATCGCTGAACCACGCGCAGCAGTCCCAGCAAAGACCAGAACACCCTGCATCAAGTAGTCGTTGATTGCATCTTCGTCCAAGGTCTCTCCGGCGAGGAACTCGCGATATCCGCCTGCAGCCATTAGAAATCTCCCCAACTAGTTGTGTAAACCGTAAGTGTGTCAGTGTCCTTCAAAAACGCGAACATCCCCTCAGAAGGCGAAAGAATCGCAGCATCCCGAGCCGCAGCATCCGCAAACACCATAATCATCTGCTCCATCATGTAGGTGTTTACCTCAGAAGCGAGGAGGATGTCCCCATTCTGGAAGGGTTTGAACCCTGCACCAGCCACAACGCCTCCTAGAAACCAAGAACGCCTGGAGCGCCCACACCTATTGTACCGAACACTGGGTCGCCAATGACGAACAGCGAAGTCTGAAGTGAGCCCACACCCACCGTAATGATGTGGTCCTCAGCAGAGATCTGATGATTGATTGAGATGACCAGGCCATAACGCTCAATGCCTGGCGCAATACCGTTAGGAGTGAACTTCACCTGAATCACAGAGCCCATGTCCAGCCCAAACATTGCAGCCTTTTGAGAGCTGTTCAGATTGGCCATATCCACTGTGAGTCTGGCAAACCGGTAATCCGGTTCCCCATACCTGCCCACAAGAAAGTCTGCGTAATCCTCAACCTGTGTCAGCGTAGACAACAGGGTTTGCACATCCCTATCCAGGATGCCGTAGCGAGTCTGTGACAGTGCGTTATTAGATGTTGCAGTGCCAGCATTAGAGGACACTGTGATCTGGTTGTAAAGCTCTTCAGTGCCATACTCCACAAGTGCTGGTGCAAAGGGGATCCCTGTGCCGTCATCAGCAAACACAGTCACATTGTCTGTGGTGGGTGTGGAGAGCCGGTCTTTGAAAGCGACCCTGCCCTGCTTGTCAATGAAAAGCAGGCCACCCTCTGAGAGTTCCACCTGTTGCAGGTAGGTGAGAGCGTTGCCTTCAAACACATCAGCTCCCAGTGTGGAAGCGCCAGTGTCAATGTTGCGCTCCGAAACCGGCCAGTCCACTGTGGGCATGTTCAGGACAGCTGTCACCCTGTCACCAGAAGATTGCACTGTTGCGGTCCCAGCCGTCAACACCTGTTGTGCAAGGAAAGTCAAACCGTCAGAAGCTTGCAACTCTGCCACAGACTGACCGGAAACATCATAGCCAAGGTTCCAGTCAGTGACCTTCCCCACATATTGTGCTGTGCCGTCAGCGAGCACGCGCACATCACGCCTGGGGACAATGTTGCCGGCGAAAGGTGAGGCAGTGAACAGTGGATCAAAAGCCCTGTCAGTGTTATTGAACTCCACATTTAGAGAACCAGCGTTGAACCGGTCTAAGTCTCGGTTCTTACCCCTGCTAATACTTATAGATCTAACCCTTGAAGTGACATCCTCAAAGCTCACCCCACCAATAGTGAACTCTGTGGA